CACCAAGAACAACCAGAAGGCAGTCGAGTCCGCCAAGCAGTTCGAGGCAAGAGAGGCCGAGGCGCGCTCCGTTTTTGAGTTCCGGCAGGCCGTCATTGATGACGTCGCCGAGTTCAAGAACGTCGAGAAGCAGTTGTCTCAGTACAAGGACGTCGACTGGAATACGGCTCGGCTCGCGGTTGACGCGATTGCCGACCCGACGCAGAAGCAACAGGCGGCGATGCAGTTGGCGCAGGCCAGTATGGCCTACAACCAGCTTATCAACCGCAAGAACGAATTGACGGGAACCCTTCAGACGAAGGAGGCCCAATTCCGGGAGTACATGCGCCAGAAGACCGATGAGTCGCTCGGTCAGATCGGCAAGCGTATTCCCGACTGGTCGGAGACAAAGCGCAACGAGCTGCGCGCGTATGCCCTGAACGATCTGGGCGTATCGACAGCGGGTTTTGCGCAGATCACCGACCCCGCTCTCGTCGAGGCCATTCACAAGGCCAAGCTGTTCGACGAGATGCAACGCAAGGCGAAAGTCGCTGCCACACCGAAGCAGACTCAGCCCGTTACGCCCGTGAAATCGAACGCCTCAACGGCGTCGCGTGATCCCGAGCGAATGAGCCCGGAGGAATGGCTGAAGTGGCGCACGCAGCAAGTCAACGCGAAGCGCAACCTCAAGCAGTACCAGAGACGTTAATCCCATTCTCCGAAGGAACCTGAAATGCCCAATACCATTCTGACCCCGACTGCGGTCACGCGCGAAGCTCTGCGCGTGCTCACGCAGAAACTCAACTTCACCGGCAACATCATCCGCGAGTACGACGACTCGTTCGCCAAGTCCGGCGCGAAGATCGGCGACACGCTGAAGGTGCGCCTGCCGAACCAGTACGTTGTCCGTACCGGCGCGACGCTGTCCGCGCAGGACACGACGGAAGCCAGCGTGTCGCTGCAGGTTGCCACCCAGAAGGGCGTCGACCTGAACTTCACCTCGTCCGACCTGACGCTGTCGCTCGACGACTTCAGCGCCCGCATCCTCGAGCCGGCGATGGCCGTCCTCGGCTCGAACATCGAGGCGGATGCGCTGTCGATGTACAAGGACGTCTACAACCTGGTCGACCAGGATACGGTCGCCTTCTCGTGGAACACGGTCCTGAACGGTCGTAAGGTGCTGAATGACAACCTTGCGCCGATGGACAACCAGCGCTCCGTCCTGCTTTCGACCGGCTCATCGGTGAAGCTGGTGGATGCGCTGAAGGGCCTGTTCCATGACGACGAGGAAGTCGGCCGTCAGTACCGCGAAGGCAAGATGGGCCGGAGCGCCGGGTTCACGTTCTACGAGAACACGCTGCTTGTCCCGCACACGACCGGAACCGCCGTGAAGACGACGACCTACACCGTTAACGGTGCGGTCACGACGAACGGCTCGACTGTGGTCACGGTCGCTACGGGTGCAACGACCTTCAAGAAGGGCGACGTCTTCACCGTGGCGAACTGCTTTGCGGTTCACCCGGAAACGAAGGCGACCCTGTCGACGCTTCAGCAGTTCGTGGTGACGGCGGACTACGCCGGCGGCGCGGGCAACCTGAACTTCGCTCCGGCTATCTACACCTCGACGGGTGCGCAGAACGTCGTGGCCGCCGGTATGGCGAACGGCGCGGCGATCACGAAGGTGGGCGCAGCCGCGTCCGAGACGATCAACGCCGACCTGGCATTCCACAAGGAGGCGTTCGCTTTTGCGACCGCTGACCTCGTGATGCCGGAAGGCGTGGACTTCGCCTCGCGGCAAGTCATGGACGGCATCTCGATGCGGATCGTCCGCGCGTATGACATCAACAACGACAAGTTCCCTTGCCGTCTCGATGTGCTCTACGGCTACAAGACGGTCCGCCCGCAGCTGGCGGTCCGCCTGCACGCCGACGGTTAATCCGCAGCCGCAGTGACAGAGGGGGGTCCGCAAGGGCTCCCCTCTTTTTTTTGGAGCATTAGATGCCCTTGACGAATTACACCGATCTGCAGTCCGAGACAGCGAACTGGCTGAACCGGACCGACCTGACGTCGCAGATTCCGTCATTCGTGAAGGCCGCGGAAGTCGGCATCAATCGACTGGTCCGCACTGCATCAATGGAAGTGGAGGTTACGGTCGTGACGGCCGGGACGCGATTCATTGCGTTTCCGACGCGCATGATCGAGATCAAGCAATTGGCGATCATCAACGCCAACAACAGCCGCAACCTGCTGACGCCGGTTGCGCCGCGTCACCTGGACAGCGTCGTCTCGACCGTCGCCAGCCGGCCGCAGTATTACACCCTGCGCGACCAGATCGAGATCGACTGCACGCCGGACCAGAACTACAACCTTGCCTGCCGCTACGTCAAGGGCTGGGATCTCATCACCGACGGCACCAACTCGCTGATGACGAACCATCCGGACGTCTACCTGTACTCGACGCTCGCCCAGGCGGCGGTGTACCTGCGCGACGCGGACGGAATTTCGATCTACAGCCAGCAGGCAATGACGGCGATCCAGCAGGCGAACGTCTCTGAAGGCCGGAACAAGCGGTACTTTGCGCTGACCGAGCTGGCGAGCGGCGGCGCGTTCGACGTTGTTCGGGGGCAGTAGATGCTGCGCTTCGCGCCTGATGCGGAGTGGGGCGACCCGACCGCCTGCTCTGACGCGCAGGGATTCATCCCATACGTTTCGCGTCACGCCGACGGCACGGCAAACCCAGGATTGATTACGGCGCCGTACTGGTCGGATACCAACACCACCCCGGCATTTACCTTCAACTATGGCGGAGCAACGCTTGCCACAACGACCGGCGAGCGGTCTTACGTCGGCACCGACACCAAGCTTTACGAGTACAACGGCGCGGCGTGGGTCGATCGCTCGCGCGCCGGTAACTACACAGGGCTGAATGCGTGGACGTTTGCGCAGCTTGGAGATACCAGTGTCGCAGCATCCGCCGGGGTCGTGCTGCAGACGTCAACCGGCGCCGCGTTTGCGGACCAGGCGACCGCGCCGCAGGCGAAGGTGCTTGTCAGTGCGACCTCGAGCGGTGGCGGTTTCATCATTGCCGCAAATACCGTCGACGGGACATACGGAACAAGGCCGGATGCCTGGTGGTGCTGCGCGGTCAACGATGCGACGTCATGGACCCCGGCCGTTTCGACGCAGGCCACGACGGGTCGACTGGTCGGCGCCGGAGAAATTACCGGAGGATGCAACCTGACCGGCGACACGGTCTTGCTGACGAAGAAGCGAAGCATCTACGTCGGCCGCTACGTCGGGCCGCCGACGGTATGGTCGTGGCAGGAGATACAGGGCTGCGGCGCGCTCAATGCGCGCAGCGTCTGCCAGATCAAGGGTGGCGCGTTCTTTTGCAACGATCAGGGCATGTACCTGTTCGATGGCGCTCAGGTCAAGCGGATCGGCGACGGCGAAGTCACTGAGTATTACAAGACAAACAATCAAACCGTAATTCAGTGCCACTACGACCAGAACAAGGACCTGATCTACGTCTACTTTGGTGCGAGTGGCGGGAACTATCTGCGCAATCTGGTCTACAACGTAGCAACTGGAACATGGGGTGTCGACTACTACTACGTCACATCTACCAGGACGCCGCAGTCGTTCATCTTTACCGGCGGCGTGCGTTATGCGATTACGAACGCCGGGCGTCTTTATAGCCCCAGCGTCTCATTTTCTACAAGTGGCACTGAGAACTACATCACGCTGCCCTACGCTGGTAGCGACCGCTACGGACAACTGACCTCGGTCAACCTGGCGTCTAAACAGGCGGCGAACTCCGGCGGGCCGACGACGCTGCTCGATGTTTATGCTTACCCAGATCGCGGCTACTCGTGGCAGCAGCAGCAAAACAACCTCGCCTCGTACAACTCTCCGGCCTACTCTGTAACCCGCTTTCCGTGCCGAGTCTCGGGTCGCTGGTTCAACGCGAAGATCAAATGCACGGAGGTCGGCACTGGTTTCATGGCGTTTGATGGCGTGAGTTACAACATCACGCAGACGAGCGGCCGATGAAGCTTCAAGTCTTCGGGCGCACGCCGCCCGACACGCCATACGCGCTGCAACGTCTACTCGACGAGGCGGCGCAGCAAGTGAACCTCCTCACGACCGGCCGCGTCGCGGCAGTCGATAACGCAGACACCGCCGCACCGACCACCGGCACCAACGCGCAGGGAGACTTTGTACGTAACAAGGCGCCGGCCGAAGCCGGCGGCGCCGGCAATAAGTACGTCGTCATTGGATGGATTTGCACTGTCGGCGGGACGCCGGGAACCTGGGTAGCTTGCCGCTGCCTGACTGGAAACTAGATGACACCTTTGATTCCTCAGTTTGCCTCGATGGGTGGGCAATACTCCCAGCCGGCCGGCTATGACTACGACGGCAACCCGTACTGGTTCGATCCCGCCTCCGGCACCAAGCTGACGATGCCGCCGGAGCAGATTGCAGAGATCGTTCAGCAGACTGGGCAGACGACCGGGAACGTTGACGCTGCCGGCGGCCCGCAGACGGCGCCGGAGTGGATGCAGCACGAGGGCGCGGCCAAGTGGATGAAGCCCGTTGTTATGGGAACGCTCGGCGCTATGGCAGGGTATGGGGCGCTGGGCGCGTCCGGTTTGCTTGGGGCGAATGCGCTAGGTGGAGGGGCGGGGGCTGCCGCAGCGGCGCCCGAAGCGGCCACGCTGGGCGGCGCGATCCCGTCATGGGGCGGCGCTGCCGCCGGTAGCGGACTCGAGCTGGGTGGGGCGATCCCCGCAATGGCACCCGGATGGGGTTCAGGCACGCTTGGCGCGCTCGGCAGCACGGTGCCGACGATGGGCATGGCTGCGCCCGCTCTCGCGGGAGACGTTGGGTTTGGCGCAGGGCTGAGCGCGGCCGGTGCGGCAGCTACGGCTCCCGGCGCAACGTCTGTGCCGTCCGCGTCGTCGTGGCTGAACCAGGCGGGGCAGTACCTCGGCCCGGCGGGCAAGTTGCTCGGCGCAGTGGGCGGCAGTGGCGATCAGCAATCGCCCGCCGGCTCGGTGATCGGTGCCGGCCTCGGCGGCCTGCTCGGCTACCTCGACGCCAAGAATCAGCCCAACTCGATGACGGTCAAAACCGAGATCGACCCGCGGCTGGCGGACTTTGCCTACGGCGCGAACGGTGTCGGGC